CGGTTTTCACGCGACGATTATTTTGCGAGATGGACGGGCTGCAGATACTCTGCAGCGAAAAATGTCACAAGACTAAGACAGCGAAAGGGATGAATGATGACAAAACAAATGATCACGATTGAGGTAGACGCCGCACCTGAGACCCATGAGTACACCAACGAGTACAGGTGTGCCGAGCCAGAGGAGCCTTACATATATTTTGGTGAATTGGTTACGTCGGAGTTGGGCACGAGAAGTCAGGTTCTAATCCTCCGCAAAATCGAACCACTATGGGTGCCACCCAAAGGCGTGTTTAAGCCGGGGTGGATCACGCGGGACGAAGGATCGCGTGATTTCGGGTGGCATGAAAAAGATCCGTTGGATTTCGCCGAGCGTACAGGATGGAGTTACGGGGGGATGTCACGCATGTTATGGGGTATCCACCCGGACAACCTGCCGCCGTTAACGATCCCGGCTCACATGTGCAAATTTAGAGTAGGAGATGAATGAATGCAGCAGGAACGATCTAACGGTTCGCCGAGAGCGAGCAGGATGTTTGAAGCGGGCCGTGAAGCGGTGCTGCGTGCAATGCAGGGCCAGCCACATATGAAGGCTGCTCAGATCCGGGCGTTGGCGGTGACGGTGAATCAGTGTGCCGTGATGGTGCCGATGAATCGAACGATGTTTGAACGCGTTGCTCGAAGCACTCCTGAAATCGTGAGGATGGCGGGTAACGTGTATGTGCTGCGTGGTCAGGAACCGGAGCGGCCAGCGAGCGACGGCAAACGTAAATGGTGGGAACATTTTAATCGGCTGAATGAGGCGGCATCGAAACACGACAGGCTAGACACAAATAACTGATCTACTATAGTGGCGTGAGTGACGGTGTAGGGCCGACACTCACAAAATAAGTTTCCGGCACAGCCGGTAACCCTCGCCGCATCAAAAACGCCCTACACGTTTTTGGTGCGGTTTTTTTACGGAGTTTTTAAAATGAAAATCACGACAGGTAAACAAGAAAAGCCTCGGCGTACAATGCTGTACGGAGTGCATGGCGTCGGCAAATCAACGTGGGCAGCACAGGCTCCAGACTGCCTATTTCTTAACTTGGAAGACGGATTAAATGACATTGATTGCAGTCGATCTGGCCTGATCACTCAGTTCGATCAGGTGATGGATTCGCTGCGATGGCTGGCGGAAAATCCGCACGATTACAAGCATTTGGCGATTGATTCAGTGGACTGGCTCGAAGCGATTATCCACAAAGAAGTGGCATTAAAGGCCAGCAAAGACAGCATCGCTGACATCGGCTATGGAGCGGGATACAAGCAGGCTCTGCGATTTTGGGACCGCATTATCTTCGCGCTCGACTGGCTGAGATCAGAGAAGAATGTCGGGATCATCCTGATCGCTCATGCCGACGTTAAGAAATTCGAATCGCCAGAATCTGACAGCTATGACAGGTACCAGCCTGCACTGCATCCGCTAGCAGCATCGCTGTTGCAGGAGTGGTGCGACGAAGTTTTCTTTGCTTCCTATCGGGTGTTCACTCGCAAGGAAGATCAAGGATTCAATAAGGACCGAACGATTGCCGTCGGTGATGGCGAACGGTATTTACGCTGCCAGGAGACAGCGGCAACACTGGCGAAAAACAGGTTGCGAATGCCAGCAGAAATCCCGTTCAGTTGGTCGGATTATGCTCAGTATTTCACAAAAAAATCGACGGGTAACATCGATGGCGTAGTCATCGACGGGTCATCGAAAGCAAAGTAAAGTTTTGAGTTTTACATTTTAGGAGTTGAGATTATGAGCGGTAATTTAAGTGGATTTAACGCAGCGGATGTTGAGCCAATTGCAGGCTTCACGCCGCTACCGGCAGGCGAATACGACGTGATCATCACGGAGTCGGAGTTGAAGTCAACGAAAGACCTCAGCGGTAAATACCTGTCGCTGAAGTTGCAGGTTTTGAGCGGCCAGTTTCAAAACCGAATCCTGTTCGACAACATCAATCTTGTCAATAATAGCCCAGCGTGCGTGGCAATTGGTAAAGGGACATTGTCTTCAATCTGCCGTGCAGTGAACGTGCTAACACCGAACGATTCCACCGAGTTGCACAACAAGCCAATGAGGGCGGTTGTCAAGATTGGCAAGGATCAAAACCAAAACCCAAACAATGATGTCAAGGGCTATGGCCCGCGACATAAATCAGCACCTGCCGAAACGGAAAATATGATTGAGCAGGCGTTTGAAGGTAAATCAGAGGACGCTAAGAAATCACCATTTTAGCGGGTAAAAAACTAAGGGGCGGCAGAATTGCCGTCCCTATTCTTTCACACTTTTTTTGTAGGTAGATCGATGAATACAAATGAAATCAGTCGCGTTGACGTGGCTATTAATTACGCTGTCGATGAGTTGTCAAAATCAGACGCGGTCATTGCTCAGATACAATCTGAGTACATGCAGATCGTGGTTGATGGGCCACATGACAATGCAGGCTTTGCAACGGCTGACGCCGCGCTCAAACGCATGGTGCGATTACGCAACGACGTTGATAAGCAGCGCAAAGAATTAAAAAAAGACAGCGTCCGATATGGAAAGGCGGTTGATTGCGAAGCTAAGCGAATCCAAGCATTGATTGAGCCGATTGAATCGCATCTGAAAACACAATCAGACATCGTGCGGCTAGAGCAAAAGCGGCTGGAGGTTGTGGAAGAAAATCGACGCCGCGAAGAGGTTCGTGGCTGGATTGAGCGGCTGAACGAAATTGGTGCTCCAGTCAATCCCGACCAGTTAAACGGCATGACGCCGGAAGACTTTGGGTGGCACCTTAAGGCAGCGAAATCGGAAGCGGACAAGCGAGACGCAGAGCGGGCCGAGTTCGAAAAACAGCAGGCTGAGTTGCAAGCCGAGCGCGAGGCAATGCAGGCAGAGCGCGAGGCGGTGCAGGCTGCTCGTGATGAGTTAGCGGCAGAGCGGGAAAAGATTGCCGCTGAGCGGAAGGCAGATATCGCTGTCGAATCTCAGAGTATCTCGCTGGCAGACTGCTGTGTAGACATGCAGAAAATGGCGGTTGACTTCGCGCTGGATTACTTTGCGGACGAAGTCGCTTGGCTTGACATTCCGGAAACACTTTCTGAATACACGGCAGAAATCCGCAAGGCGCTCAAATCTGCGTCTGACACGATTAGAGGTATCGACGCATGATCCCACGATACTACCAACAGGAGTCCCACGACGCGGCGTGGGATTACCTGCGAGCAAAATCAGGCAACCCCGTGATTGTCCTGCCAACCGGAGCAGGTAAGTCTCTGGTGATCGCCATGTTGATTCAGCAGGCGATGGAATACGACGCGCGAGTGATCGTACTCCAGCACCGAAAGGAATTGATTGAGCAAAACGCTGAGAAGATTCGGATCTTATGCCCTGGTATAAAAATTGGGATCAACTCGGCGGGACTTGGTCAACGTGACTATGATGGGCCTGTCGTGTTTGCGGGCATTCAGTCAGTTTACCGCAACGCTCCGAATTTTGGCCGGCGTGAACTGATACTGATTGACGAAGCTCATTTGGTCGGTGACAGCGACTCGTCAATGTATGGTCAATTCCTTGCGGATCTAATGGCCATCAATGCTACGGCTCGCATAGTGGGATTGACTGCCACGGCGTTTCGCACCGGCGAGGGATCGATCTGCGGACCGGAGCGGCTGTTCCAAAACATTTGCTACGAATCGAAAACCGGAACGCTGATTGAGGAAGGCTATCTTTGCAATTTAACCAACCAATCGACGCAGCACGAAGTGGATCTGACGAACGTGCGGACTTCTCGCGGCGACTACAACGAGTCTGACATGCAGCGTGCGTTTATGGCTGATGACCTTGTGGCGGAAGCGTGTGCTGAGATTGTGGCGAAATGCGTCGATCGTCATTCGATTTTGATTTTCGGTTCAGGGGTCGACCATGCGTTTGCAATCGGCGACGCGATAGCATCGCTGACTGGCGACACTGTGCGAGTGATGACGGGCGATACGCTGGCTATGGAACGTAGTCAATGGTTGAGTGATTTTAAAGACGGCCACCTTCGCTGGCTTGTCAACTGCATGGTGCTGACAACTGGATTTGATGCACCATGTATTGACGCTCTGTCGGTGTTGAGGTCGACAATGTCTGCCGGCCTGTTTGCGCAGATTGTTGGACGCGGACTTCGCAAGCACGAGTCCAAAGCAGACTGCCTGGTCTTAGATTTCGGCGGGAACATTCGACGGCATGGGCCGATT